TGTCATTGAATTCCCAATCTCCTGATTGTATCTTTTGCCTGTCTAATGGTTCTTTGTTGTTGGCATAATGAATGATAGCATTGCCTCCCACTTTCATATATGATCTGATGTAGATTAACATTCTCTCTAATTCTTGTATATTATAATATATAAAGTGGTCCACAGACACAATCATATCAAATTGTTGAAAAGGAACGTCATCTGATCCCGCACCATTTGGTTTGGTAATATAAAATCTATAATTTCTATGTGTTGGTTCTGGTAGATATTTTAAAAACAATTTACGCATATTGATTTTATCTAATACAAATATTGGTTTTGAGTTGAGCATCACTTCGGTATAATTTCCTAGACCAGGCCCTATCAACATTCCGGGTTTTTTACCTACTGCATAAAGTTGTACCCAAGCACGAAGTTCTTCCAATACGGCTCGATCTTGTTTGGTTTTGAGATATGTGTTTTCCCAAAATTCTTCTGCCTTATTTTTAGTGGCTACTCCTTTATCTCTTTCTAATACCTCTACACCTTGTACAAGGACATCTATCTGTCCTTTTAGTTCTTTCAAGGTATTGGCCAACTGGTCGATGTTTAATTCTTTGAGTTGTCTTTGCAGTTCTCTTAATTGTTCAATATGATTTTTCATTATTCTATGTCAAACAGTTGATTGAATGTGTTGGTCTCTTCGGTATTCTGTATGTTCCAATTCAATACAGTCATTAAGTTTTCTATCTTGTTTGTGATCACAGTTTCTTCCATTGCTTGATGATCAAAAGGCAAATCGGTGAACCATTTAGGAAGATGCCTTTCGTCAATAGGATACCCCACAGACGTATACTGCATTGGATTGTTTTTTAATTTACATACTATCGTTTTAGCACCGTCTGTGATCTTCATCGAGTGTTTATCATCGAACATCTCTAAACACTTATTCCAGTTCATAGCCGCTCTCACGTGACCTGGCATATTGGCCTTGCCCATTCTTTTTTCCTTGCCCACATATTCGGTTAGATTGTTCACACGCTTCGGAGTGCCTTTTTCCCATCCTGGCCTTTTTCTAAATTCGAAACGGAAATCAGATATAAATTCTAACACTTCTTCTTCTGATCTACCCGTCAATATCATCAATAACACATCACTCAAAAAGTCCTGTATGAATTCAGGAGTGTCTGATCTTTTTAAATCAAGCCCCATTGCTTTGACTTTACCAGCGGATTCGGTATCCATCCTATTGCCTTCTAAATCATACATTAGGATTGCATATCTTTTCTTTGTGATAAACAAACCTTTTGATGCCACTGCTTCTCTACCTGCCTTGATAACCTGTCCTCTGGATTTAGGACAATGAAATGCCTGATACATAAATTGTGGAAACGAATGATTGGTTTCCTCCGCTACTTTGTCATACAGTTTGACAACGCTCTCTTTGGACCAAGGTATGGTGCCCTGTTTAATATCTTCTTCTAAAGATTTGTATGCTGAAAAATACACAGAGTCCGTGTCACCGTATATGATACTTTCTCCCCGGTGATCATATTCCCCTGTGATGATTTCGTTAACCTTACTGGCCATGTGTTTTGATATCTGTCTTCCTGTCAGTGTAACTGATTGCCCTATTCTCAAATCAAAGAAACGACATCCTGGATTTAAGAGAGCACCGTACAAACTATTTAGGTTAATCTTTTTAACCAGTTGTCTTTTTGCCCAGAAGGCTCGTTCGATATCATTGTCTCCCGACTCACGCATTTTCTGTTGCATATCTTTCCTCTCTTCAAACCATCTTTTTAGCAATCCTGGAATCACCGCTTCAAACTCATATGTAAAGATTGTACCATTAGCCGATAGCATCCAAGGATTTTGAGAATTGAAAATTAGCTCATATACTTCAGCGGCGCTCATGACAGTGTTTTGTCCGTCACGCCAGTCGATTGTGATGGTGCGTGATTTATCTTTTGCCATCACCGCTTCATATTCCAGTGTTCCGAATTTACCTTCCCAGGCATTGGCGAAAGATTTCTTATCAGCAATAGCACGGTGGATCATCTTTTGTGTGTCCGACTGTCTCAGTTGGCCGACCAATGTCTCCGGTCCCATATTGAGAGCGCGAATCACAGATGGATACAGTGATGTTAAATCCACAGATCCGATCCAGTCGTGCAGTCCTTTTTTAGGATATGCCACATATGCTCCCGCCGCCGTCGTCGACGCCTCATCATCTCGTTTTGGTCTGTTAGGAACGACCAATCCTCTTCTGTGTGCTTCATTGATGATTGCCTGTTCGGTTACAGCAACAGCACCCATTGTGGTTGGCAACAACACTGTGTTTGCGTGTGCCAGTTCATTGGTTAAATCAATAAACTTTAATTTGGCATCCAGCGATACCATGATCTGTACGTCTTGTCTGTTGTATTCTATGAAACGCCTGAAGTCGTTGTTGTATAGTTGATCCAATGATCCCTCATATACGGTTTTCTTTTCACCAATTTCCTGTTCGCCAATGTAGTCCAATCTATAGGAATGTCTTTCCTCGTAGTTGTATTTCCTGTAAAGTTCTAGATAGTCTAGATGTATCCTTCCGATCAAATCATATGTTTCGATTTCTCTACCAAATTTTTCATATTTTCTCTGTTTGGGGAATTGATCCCATAGACAAAATCTTCTCGTGTCGTCTTTTGATAACACAGTGGTAACTCTGTTAATGATGTAAGGTATATCATATCCCTCAGAATTCCAACCAGTCAGTATGTCAGCATCCTCGATCAATGACAAAAACGTATCCAGCATATCTTTTTCCTTAGTGAAGATGTACACATTATCCAAATCCTTGGTTATATCCCTAGCGGCGAATTGTTCTAAGTTCTTTGGAGGAACGGCCAACGTGATCATCTGTTGCGTCCAGCTCATATATAATGATATGGCAGTTATGGGATTGAAAGGATTCTCCGGAGTAGAGTATCCTGTCTCAGGATCGAAGTCTACCTCGATATCGAAGAAACATATGTTTAGATCAGGAGCATCTCTGCCCAGATAGTTCTCTTCTAAACATCTATATATTGGATTGATATCAGATTCATATATCTGATGTCCTTGGTTCATCAGTATCTTTTGTTCTTTGAAGAAATCTTTTTGTTGATTGGTGCTTACTCTAGATAATTGTTCTCCGAATATGGAACGAAATTTACCACGTGGATCTTGATAATACAATACATATCTGGCTGGATGATCTATAAAACGTCTATTGCCGTCTTTGTCTCGTTCAACTACCTGAATCTGATCAGTTTCCTTGTTGAATATTGCGTCTACGTAACTCATTTTTTCCTTCTGTGTTAATTGCGGCTAACACTGCCAACACATCGCTTATGGCCGATGATACCTTTATCCAAATAATAGTCCTAAAATATATATCAAAGTTAACACTCCATTTAATACATATAGGCTTTTCTCTTTCCAAAGCCATCCTACATATGTCCACAGCACACTGGCCGCGGTGAACATAAACACATACAATGGATACACATTAAATGAAGCCATCAGGGCCGCAACGATTACCATCGCTGTTGCTATCCAGGCTAATTTTTGATATGGTTTGGGTTCAATTCTCATAATAAAAATACTCTGATGTTTCCTATAATATTCATCACCGTGAACCAACTAGTTAGTGTACACATCCAGATCAATCTCCTTCTGATACCTGCGACTAACATCGTGCTTGATCCTATCAAATAGAGAGGAAACACAATATGCATTAGTGGACCAGGAGAAGTAAATGTTAGAACCATCGATCCCATTATAGTGAATATGACTGAAACCAATTCAAAGTAAAAAGCAATCTGATCTGATTTATAACTGTTCGTCCAAAATTCTCTTACGAGTGCTATCACTTAATTTTACCAGTAGCGACCAGGATCGATTCGACCAATTCAAAATCTTGATTGTTTTCTTCCCAGTTACTCTTGTGAGCAATAGAAATTGCCTTGCTCAACACTGTGGTCTTAACACCCAGTTCTTCTGCCACTGCTTTCACAGTATCTTTTAAACCTCCACGTAGGTCATCAATCTCTCCCAACACTTGGGAACCTTGACTGATAACTTGCATTAACTTTTGCTTCTCAGCATCATTAAAATTCTTTACACCTGACATATTTTTTCCTTTTATACAATTATACTTTATTTAGATTAAAAGTCAATGGGGGATAAAAAATATCCCCCAAAAAACCAATTATTTTACTTTGTATTTCTTCTGCAGATGATTTAACAATAAACCATATGCTGGTAAGAATACAACTAATCCAACAATGATTTTTAATACTGTTTGTGAACCAGCAATTTCAAACCAGTTCGCCGCCATATACTTGTTGGCTGATCC